ATGTTGAGGATGGCACAACCTTCAACAACGATAACGCAACGCTTTCGCTAATTGCCAAATGCTCGACTGGGACGGTAAGCGCCACGTTGGAGGTCGCCCAGAATTTCGGCACAGGCGGTTCGCCGAGCTCCGAAGTCATTGTGAATGATCTGCCAATCACGATCACCACGACCCCGACGGTCTTCAACGACCCCGTTGCGATGCCCTCGACCGCGAGCAAAACCTTCGGATCGAACTTCAACGACGCCGTGAAGCTTAGGATCAAACTGCCCGCTACATCGACGTTCGATGTCGCATTCAGCCAGATGAAGTTCGAACGTGGACTGGTTAACACGCCCTTCTCGCAAGTCCCTCTCTCCGTCATATTGGGCCATATCAACCGCTATCTGGAATTTTCGGAAGTATCGATAGCGATCACGCCGGGAGCGACGGCAGCAGGACAGGGCGTTTATTCAACAATACCGTTCAAGACACAGATGAGGCGCGTGCCAACTGTCAGCTTTTTCACGCTGCCGGGATCGAGCACGTTGAACAATGGTGGTCTGAACTCGGTTTATACGACCACTTATGGCTCGACGGCTTATTTCTTGTCGTCTGCCTCGGGCGCAGCTTTCGCGATTGGCTATGGCGTGACCCTCGACGCCAGGCTTTAGCCTTTGGATTTCCTGGGGTTTGAATGAACAGCGCAATCATCCAGTCACGCATTTGGAAGGCGTACGGGAAGACTGCCGTCATTCTAGGTCAGAGCTTTGCATTTTACGGCAACCGCAATTCTTCTAAGCCAAGCTATGTGCTCGGTGAAGATGGCAGCCGGATGCTGTCGGAAGACGGATCGGCAATCGAGGAAGAGCGATCAACCCCTCCGCTCCCGAGCCCACTGACGACAGCGCCATATGCCACTTTGTTTGTGTCGCTAAACGCCGAGGATATGACTTACCGGAGGCCGAACAAATACGGAAAGGCGACATGGTACGCGCTGTTTGATGCGACGAGTGCCAATGTCGGTGATTACCTGCTCGGACCGGCCGGAACGTACTTCATAGCCGCGCTCCAGCTCTTGCTTCCGATTCTCGTGGTCGAATGCAACCGGACTGCGACGGTCTATCGACCACAGGTCCAGACCGGTGCTGACGGCGAGTATGCAGGGACAACGACAGAGAACGAGACGCCGATTATGACCGGATGGCCTTGCAGCATCCTGCAGGGGACGAAAGGCGAGAAGAATGAAAGCAATCTGCCGGGTGACACACGCTCGCCATGGTGGACGATCCTCTTGCCCTACGCCGATATTCAGATCCTGCCGAACGATATCATCACTGACGATCAGGGCATTCGGTATGTGGTTTCGTCCCCCGAGTTGTCCGATCTCGGCTGGCGAATCACTGCCATGACGGCGATAGCATGACGACGGGCATCGATATCGAAGCCGTCCGCCTTGCGCTGATCGCGGATATCAAGGCTGCCCTTCTCCCAAATGGAGACGGCCAGCCGGGCATTTCTGGCACTGCCATTAAGGTGTTCTCTGGTTGGCCGGGCTCGGCCAGCCTGAATGCCGATTTGGCCATCAATACGACGTATGTGTCGGTCGTTCCGCAAGGCGATGGCCGGAACACCACGCGATATCCGGTCGGCCAACGGGTTCTGGTGCCTGCTGCGCCTACTCTCACGGTGAGCGTCGCCGCGCAGTTGGTCACGATCGGCGGCACGGTCTCGGTTCCGCAGAATGTCGGGTTGCTGATAAACGGTAAGTCCTACGTCTATGCCGTGCTGACGGGAGACACGCTTGCTACGATAGCCACCTCGCTCGCGGCTCTCGTGGCTGTCGATATCTCAGGCACCACGGCTACCGGCCCGGTCATCACCGTTGGTTCTACCGGCCGCATCAAGACGGCAAGGGTTGGGGCCTCGGCGACGATGGGCTCTGAGGTTCGCCGACAGGAACGTCAGGTCCTCATTACCGTTTGGGCGCCAACACCGGCGCTGCGCGATCAAATTGGCGCGGCGCTGAATATAGCGCTGGCTCAGATCAAGTTTTTATCGCTGCCCTATGGCTACGGCGGCCGTTTGATTTGGGCAAGAGACAACCAAATCGACAGGACTCAGAAGCAAACGATCTACTGCTGGGATTTCAGCTACCTCGTCGAATACCCGACCGTCGTCATTTCGCAGGCAGCGCAAGTGCTGTTTCCCATCACCAACCTCACGACCGAATTTTCTGACTTCGTCACAACCGTCACAATCTGAGAGGCAACCATGCAAGTTCTTACCGTTATCCATCCATTTGGCGACTATGCCCGCGGGCACCGTATCACCGAGAAATCCGAGATTGATGAAGTGCTAGCGAGCGAAAACGCGCACCACACAGTCAAATCACACATCCCAGACGCCCCGGCCCAAGACCACGAATAAGCACATTCACTTTTAGGAGAACTGTATGCCGATTTATGACTTAGGCGCGCTCAATACGTCCGCTTTAACGGCCCCCGATCTTTATGTTCAGAAGATCCCCCCGAAAACCCTCTACATCAATGGCGTCCCAACCGACATTCTCGGCCTAGTCGGCGTCGGCTCATGGGGGCCGGTCAACAGCGCGATTTTGGCCAACGGTGCCACCTTCGGCTCGGTCACGGTCCGCAAGTACGACCTCGCCTCGGCAATTTCGATCTCCGCTCAAGTGGGTGCCAACAACATCCGTGTCGTGCGCGTCACGGATGGCACGGACGCAGCTGCGACGGTCAACCTGGTCGATACGGCGGGATCGCCTGCTACCGGCGCGATCCTGACCGCGTTCTATACCGGCATCGTCGGCAACACGATCACGGCGAAGATTTCGACCGGCACGCAAGCCAGCACCTATAAGCTGACGATTACTCGCCCGACCTTCACGCCGGAAGTGTTCGATAATCTGGCCGGGTCCGGCGCAACCCTCTGGGCGAACCTCGTCTCCGCGGTGAACAACGGCCAAAACGGTTTCACAGGCCCGTCGCAGCTCGTCGTCGCGTCGATCGGCTCTTCGACCACCACGCCGAACACCACGACCACCTATACGCTGTCGGGCGGCCTTGATGGCGCATCTGGCGTCACGGACTCGACCTTGGTGGGCGCTGATAACGTCTCTGCCGCCTCCCGCACGGGCATGTATGCCCTGCGCTCGTCTGGCGCACAGGTGCTGAACCTTGTCGATCTGACGGCGGGTAGCACCCAATGGGCCAACATCGTCCCTTTCGCCAAGAGCGAAGGCATGTATGTGCCCAGCCAGGGCGCGGCTGGCGCGTCCTACACCACGGTCGCGGCATCGCTTGCGACGGCTGGCGTCGATGATCCATCGCTCAAGCCTCTCGTGGGGGATTGGGCCTACTGGCAGGATAACGTCAACGGCGTCGTCCGCTTGATGGCCCCTGCTACATTCGTGGCGGCTGAGATCGCGGCTCTCGCCCCGCACCTATCATCGCTGAACAAGCCCTTGCCAGGCATCATCGGCACGCAGCGCTTCAGTCAGAACCTGCCCTACAGCACGGCGGAAATTGGGGCGATTGCGACCTCGCGCCTCGACGTCATCACCAACCCATGCCCCGGCGGTCAGTATTACGGCTGCCGCACCGGCCGGAACGCCTCATCCGACCCGACGCGGAACGGCGACAACTACACGCGCATGACAAATTTCCTTGCCCTCACGATCGCGGCCTCGTTCGGCTGGGTGATCGGCGAGCCGCAAACGACGGACCTGCGCCTGAAGGCGAAAGCCGCAACGGACAGCTTCCTGTCCAACCTCGAACAGCAAGGCATGATCGGGGATGTAAACGGTGGCCCAGCCTTCTCAATCATTATCGACGCCACCAACAACCCGGATAGCCGTGTCGCCCTCGGCTACATGCAGATGGATGTGCAGGTGAAATATCTGTCCATCGTTTGGTTCTTTCTCGTCAACCTCGAAGGCGGTCAAACCGTTCAGGTTCAGGTCGTCGGCGCACAAGCAGCCTAACTCTAACGCCCGCTCGCGCGGGAGAAACGCTTAGCCCATGCCAGTCAACAATTTTACAGTCGGCAAAGACGTATCGCTTGTCATCCAGACAGCAAGCGGTCCACTTACTGTCCCCGGATTGACGGATTTCTCGGCTGATCCGGTTTACACCGATCTCAAGTCCAAACCGATCGATGGTGAGCCGATCTTTGGCTACATTCCCGACGGCTGGAAGCTGTCGTTCAAATGGGATCGCACAAGCCCGGTGGTGGACAACTATTTCGCGCAACTGGAAGATGACTACTTCAACGGCGGCAATCAGCTTAGCGGCACTGTCTATGAGACGATCACCGAATCCGATGGTTCGCTTTCGCAATGGCGCTATACAGGCGTTGTCGTCAAGCTCGACAAGGCGGGGGATTTCTCCGGCGACAAGAAGGTCGAACAGTCCTTCAGTGGCATGGGGTCGCGGAAGGTCAAGGTGAGCTAATGGCTAGGGTCACCGTTCATTCGGCCGAAACACCGACGCAAACTATCGTCAAAGCGGCGAATGCGACCGTAACGGTCAAGGATGCCAAAGGCCGAAGCATCACCATCAAGAAGGCCGGCGCACTGGACAAGATGCGTCTATTCGAAGTAGTCGGATCGGAAAACGTCACGAACCCTGCGTATTTTGGTTATGCGATGCTGGCTTATCAAGTCGTTGAGATCGATAGTGAACCGGTTGCCCGTCCATCAAACAAGATCAGTCTGGAAGCCCTGGTTCAGCGACTTGAAGACGATGGCCTCAAAGTTGTCGCCGAAGCTGTCGAAGCCAACTTTATGGAAGCAGAAGCCACCAAGGAAGCAATAAAAAACGGGTAGAGCATCCTGACTATGTGACATGCCTCTGGCTTGTCCACAACGGGGTGCCTTGGGATGTGGCCTTCAGCTTTGATCAGGTCAACCGCACGGCAACAGCCATAATCCTGGGCCAGTTCGCGGGAAATACCTGGGATTGGGACCGTATGGCCTGGACTAAGAAAGATTAGCATGGAATTTGGCATCGAAGAATTTGTGGCACACCTGCTGAAATTATCAGTGGGCGGCACGGTCCTGACCGATTCGATGCTTGATTATATTGGCGCCACGGTAGAGAAGGCAGCCAAGGCGAAGTTTGGCGAATACCAAGATGAGGCCGGCCCTTTCGCGGGATGGGCGCAGCTTGCAGACTCCACGATGGCTGATCGTGAACGGCAGGGCTATCCGGCTGATGATCCCTTGCTCCGCAGCGGAGAAACCAAGGATAGCATCGGCCATCGCATTGGACACCAGGAAGTCGAGATAGGTTCGGATAACCAGATACTCGAATGGCTGGAAGTGGGCACTGAAAGGATGCCGCCGCGGTCCACGCTCGGTGGTGCCGCTTTCAAGCAAGCACCGAAGATCGTCGAGCGCCTTGGTGTCGAGATGGAGGTCTTCCTGGTCGGCCAAGGTGTCTTCCAGGGCCGTATGAAGATTGAATAGGGAGGACGCATGACCGAAGCATACAGAGTCGGCGTTACCTTCGCCCTCAAGAATCTGGTAAGTGCGGAGCTGGCGCAAATTGCCACTCAATTCAGCGCGACCAACAAGGAAGCCAAGGCACTTCACAGCACGATGATGACCCTCGCCACGGTTGGTGTGATGGCCGCTGGATATGGAGCTGCGGAATTTCTCAAGTCTTCCCTGGACGAAGCCAGAAAGTTCCAACTTGAAACCGCCAAATTTGCGAGCCTCGGTTTTGGCGCGCAAGTTACCGGGGAAGCCTCCGAATTTGCGCGCGCCATGGATACCATGGGCACGAGCGCTACGGAGAACATGGCGTTGGTCACCGACGCGATGGCTGTGTTCAAGAGCCTGCCACACGCCGAATTGGCCGCCGACCTCATGGCAAAGATGAAGTTTGCGAATGGTGTGCTTTACGGCGACCAGGGTGGCGCTCGCGACAGCAAGTTCATGGATATGCTGAAGGTCATCGAATTTCGTGGGGGGTTGAAAAGCGACGAGGAGTTCCGCACTCAGGCGGATTTTGTTCAGAAGGTGATCGAAGGCAGTCGCAATCGCGTCGATGGAACACAACTTCTCAACGCTCTGAAAACCGGCGGAGTATCACTTGCCCGGCTCGGAAATGAGGCCTTCTATCTCGGTTCTGAACCGCTTATTCAGGAATTTGGCGGCTCTCGCTACGGTACGGCCAATATGTCGGCCTACCAAAATCTCATCAATATGCGTACCACCCAGCAAGCGCTGAGTGAAATGATGCGCCTCGGACTGTTGGATAAGTCCAAGGTCGAGTTCAATGAATTTACGGGGCATGTGAAGCGTGCTCAACCCGGTGCCTTTATCAACGGCCAGGTCCTTACGGAACAGGGTGATCTGGCGTTCCTTGAACAAGTGCTACTGCCAGCCTTCGCCAAGAAGGGAATAACGTCAGACGAAGATGTAATCATGGAAATTGGCAAGCTTTTCACAAACCGGACGGCATCGTCCCTCTTCTCGCGCATCTATCAACAGCGCCATCAGCTTCACACCCAGCTCGACGCGAACAAAAACGCCATGGGCATTGATGCCGCGCAAACCACTGCTGACGCGACGCTGGATGGCAAGATTATCGAATTTCACAAGGAGTGGAATGATCTTCTTAATGCCGTCGGCACGATTATTCTGCCAGCGGCGACAAATGCTCTCAAGATCATTATCGAGGCTCTGAAACCGATCGTATGGCTTGCCGACCAACTCCGGCAACACGCTTACCTTATGAAGTTCCTACCCGGGGGTGTTGGAATGTTGTTTGGGTCGTCATCGCCTGCTGGCAGCCCCAACGCAGTGCCGGCACCAAGCCAGCAACAGACAATCGTCGTCGACCACCAAACCAACCTCGACGGCCACGCTATCGCCCAAAGCACGACGCGCTACCAGATTGACGGGCTGGCGAAGATGCCCGCCGGCGGAAACAACTTCGATCTCAGGGCGGCGCCGTATGCGCCGGGCTACTGATGCCGGTTGTTCTCACCCTCGGGCCTCTCCTGTTCACCGATTTCGAGGTGCCGGAATCCATCAACGTCGGCGGCAAGCAGATTCTGGTCGTCCACAAGCTTGTGGGTGGGGACAGGTCGATCCAAGCCATGGGTCGAGACGATGACGATATCAAATGGTCGGGCCGGTTCCGCGGCAGTGCGGCGGAAGTCCGGGCTCGGTTGGCCGATTTCCTGCGGGTGCAGGGTCAACCATTGGTTCTGACCTGGTCGAGCTTCCGCTATCTGGTGATGGTCGAGTTCAAGGCCGATTTTCACCAGCAATACGAAATTCCATATTCGATCAACTGCACCGTCGTATCCGACCTAACCAACCCGATCTTGACGGCTGTGCTGGGCGTCGATGCAGCGATTAGCTCAGACCTCAACCAGGCAATCCAGGTCGGCGCGCAACTCAACGTACCGGGCATTACCTCGGCGATCTCGGGCATCTCGTCAGCGACGGCCGCAGTTCAAACCTTTCAGGGTGCGGCCTCGACAGACATTTCAGCCGTCATGTCGGCAGTTACCCAGGCTCAGACCGTCATCGCAGGGCAAACCGACACACAGAACCTTATCGTAGCCCCCTCTGGCAGTGTGGCTGGCGCCGTCGCTGGTGC